CGCAGGTGATGCTTGATCGTGTTTCAGTAGCAGGTATGAGTGGTACAGCAGCCACCTTTGGATTGTCAACAATTGACACATTCCTCGGTATTGCAGTTGGTGCAGTCACTTTGGTCTACATGTCCATTAAACTCTACCAAGAGATAAAGAAGAAATAATGGCAAGGTATCGCACAACAGGTAGACTCGATGACCAAGTACTCCAAGATGGGGATCGTGGATTTCGTGGTGTAAATTCATACCTTGAAGCAACAACTTTAGAATCTGGATTTGTACAGACTAGCGAGAATATGCGCTTGGTTGGTGACCTTGCAGAAGTACGCAAGGGAATAGATTTCCTAGCAGGCAATGTTACACTCACTTACAACGGTACAGATGAGAAAGTATTTGCCAGCACACTCTTTTCAGATCCTGCAACAGGTACTGAATTTGTAGTGGTTGCCACGAAGAATAAAGCAATCATATGGAACGATGCAAATAATAGTGGCATTAACATAGAATACCCTGTTGGTGAGGTAGTGGCAGATGCAGATGGTGCGAGCTTCGTGCAGTCACTTGAGAAGCTAATTTTATTTCGTGGTAAGAATAAAACACCACTTGAATGGGATGGCGATTATAGCAGTCCAACTGACTTCGTGGTGAAAGCAAATGGAAGTCCAGGTGCTGGACGCATACAATGTCCGAATACAGACTTTGGTGTATTCTTTCGCAATCGCTTAATCATACCTCAACCAACAGATAGTAACTACACAGTCTTGATGTCTGATTTATTAGACACGGATAACTACTATCCCGCAGAATCACAGTTTAGAATAAACAAAGGTAGTGCAGATAAACTTGTTGGATTCTTTCCATACCAAGAAGATCAGTTGATTGTGTTTATGCGTAACAGCATTCACATGATAAATAATATTGCGACAACATCCGCAGCAAACACATACGAGATTACCCGTCAGCATGGATGTGTGGCACGTAAATCAATTGCACAGTCTGGGCCACAAACATTCTTTCTTTCAGACAATGGAGTCATCGTATTGTCACCTGGTACAGATCCAGCCAAGGGTATTGGCGTAGCTATAAGTAAAGTAAGTGGTGAAACCATACCCATGACCAGACCCATACAAGACCAATTTGATGAGGTTAACTTTGCACATGCAGATAAATCATGTGGTGTGGTGTATGACAATAAATACTATCTTGCTGTACCTACAGGTTCTAGCACAGTACCAAATAAAATTTTTATCTTTAACTTGCTAACTTCCACATGGGTTAGTGTTGACGATTACCCAACAATGTCAGGTAGCTTGGCATTTCATGTTGATGACTTTGTAATTTGCTCGCATGGATCAAATCCAACAAGACGTAGATTATTCGCATGTAATGATACCGGGTGGTATCTCATGGAAGAAAACTCAATTGATGATAGTGGACGCAAGATAGGAAGTACAAGCGAGTCAGGAACAACTGCAATTGCAGGTAAACTAAAATCACGCTCCATGACATTTGGAGACATAAGTGTGAAGAGTTGGAAGCGTGGACAGTTAGGTGTGAATACAGTCAATGGAGATGCATTTAATGTAAAGGTAAACACCCTTGATCCAGACTCTAGTACAACTGTACTTACACACACCGCGACAGGTACAGAGGAAGCACTCTTTCGTTTTGGTACGGGTCGTACCCGTGGATATGGGGCAAACATTGAAGTGTCTGTAACTGCTGGCAGACCTAGCTTTAGGCATCTGAGTTTGGAAGCAATAGGAGTCGGAGCAAATGCACGTAGAGAGGTGGCATAATGGCGATTACTTGTACGGTGACTCGTGGATTTACATTCGCCACAGGCGTGGATCTAAGTTCCGCAAACTTGAACGAGTTGGGAGAACCAACCGTAACAGTTCCGAGCGTAACCGATACAACAGTAGTGCTACAAAGTTTTGCCGTTGCGGGTCTACCAACACCAGGAACAGCAGGCAAGGTGGTTTACTGCACGGATGGAGATGGTGGAAGTCCATGCTTGGCAGTAGACAATGGATCAGCGTGGTTAAGAATAAACTTGGGTGCGGTAGTAAGCGCAACTGATGCAGAGGAATACATCATAGCAGAATGAATATACTAGAAAAAGCTAAGAGATTTTACGACACCACAAAGGGTGACATGTTTAGGGATCTAAGTGCTTATGCTGCTTATGGGTATGTATTTATTACGCCACAAACAATGTTACTTGGGAAAGCAGTTAAGTCGGATTCTGATAAGCATCCAGACGAGCAATGGGGTGTAGTTGCACCTGATGCTTGGTATGTAAAAACTGCAATCGGAGAAGATGCAATTTCACAATTTATCAACAGTATTCCATACCCATTACCATTTGTTGGGTGGATGAGACAATTAAAACAAAAACCTATTAAGTGGTACGACTTTAATAGAATCAATCGGAGGAAATAAAAATGGGAGGAGGAGGAGACACACACAATTATCCAGCGCAACCATCTTATGGTGAGGGTATGCGTGAAGCACTTGAGGCACAGGTTGCCTTATTGACAGGTGGTAAAGTAGGTGAAGCAGACTTTAGAGGCGTTGGATCATTAGAATCCTTACTCCCTCTTGAACAATCCATTCGTGAGAAAACTGCACAAGCAGATACAGACATTCTTAGGCAGACTTTGCTTGGTGGTTCAGGTAGAGAAACTTACGCCCCAGATGGTCGTATTATTGAAGGGTATGAAGATGACCCAAGTACAAGTGGAGGATACAAAATTGTTGATACAAGTACGGGGACAAGGTACAGAGATGGTGGCCCAATGGGTCGTGGATACAGCTATGATTGGGGTATAAGAGTCATAGATACTAAGACGGGTAATGTTGTACACGAAGAAAATGGTGAGTTCAATCATGAGCCTGCACCACCTGGATCTAGGCAACAGGAAGATAGTAAAGGAAATATCTATATAAATAGTGGAATTGATGTAGCCCACATGGAGAGAATTAAAAAAGATGTCACACAAAAATCACTAGAGAAAAAAGATATATTTACTCCAGAACAAATCAGTACATACTTCAATGCGGACTATCCAGACTCTTTAATTTTAACTACAGGTGGAGATGTAAAAGAATCAAAACCAATATATAAAAAGAATCCAGATGGCACAGACTTTGTAGCAGAAGCTGGTACTTTTGAACCTGGTGCGTCAGTCCGCACAGGTGATGGTATGCTCGACCTCTTAGGTGACAGTCGTGACATCGTTGAGTACGAAACACGCACAGCAACTCAAGCAGATGTTGATGATGGACTAGCTAGTGAAGTAGGTGAACAATTTGTCACACAAAAAGACAGCGTAAGAAAAGCTGGATTCGATGAGAGTAATAACTTTTTAGGCTTATCTGCATTTGGAGAAGACATCCAACGTGCAAACCTATCACGCCAAAGAGAAGCAGACCTACAAGATGTATCCCGTCTATCTCCGCTATTTGCAGACATCATGGAGGACTACAAACCAGGTACGCAAGAAGCACTTGGTGATGCACGTACAATCCTAGCAGAACAAGCAGATGCACTCACAGGTGCGGGTGCAATAACTGTACCATCAGGTTCAACATATGGTGGTGACCTTGGCAGACAAAGCCTTGGTGCTGCAACCTCATACGATCCATCTGCAAGTGTAACAGGTGGTACATATACAGGCGAGCTAGGTGCAGGTGATGACGCACTCCGTGGCGCACTCCTAGCAGATGCCAAGCAAGCACTTGGACAAGGACTTACAGATCGCGAAGAAAGACAGATCGCAGAAGCTGCTCGTGCAAGATCCACAATGATGGGCAGAACATTTGACCAAAGTGGTGCAATCGCAGAAGCAGAGGCACGGGTTGCTGAAGACAACCAACGTAAGATGCAGAACCGAGCATTTGCGCAGCAAGCACTAGGTCAGGAAGCAGGTCTACAAGAAGCAGATTTAGGCCGTGGTATGCAGGCTCAACTCACTAACCAGCAAGCCACAAACCAAGCACTACAAGCTGGTATGGCAGCAGGTCTAGGTCAGGAACAAGCACAGGCACAACTTGCACAAGCTGCAAACTTAGCCGAGCAGGGACAGAAACAACAAGCATCTCAGTTTGGTGTGGGTGCTACGATGGATGCACAGCGTGCAAACGAGCAACTCAAACAACAAGGCATACTTGGATACATCCAGGCTGCCGGAGGACTTGCTGCATTAGAAGACAGAACTACACTCGATCCATTCCAAGCAGTTCTTGGCAGAGGAGGAGGAAATGCACTACAACAAGGACAGTCTGTATTTGGGCAAGCTGGATATGGTCTGCAAAGCGCACCACAATACTTGAACCCAGAAGCAGGTCTTGGATTCATACAGAACCAAGCAACCAACGCAGCTAATATGTACTCCGCACAGGTTGCAGCAGATGCAACTAGGCAAGCAGGTTTAATGAGTGGAATAGGTGGTGCGCTTGGCGGACTTACAGGTGGCTTACTAGGTGGATCAGGAGCGCAAAAGAAAATATTCGGATAAAAATAAGGAGATAACATCATGGCAAGAAAACCATTCTTTAGCGGAAATTACGGATCAGCGCTTGCACGGGTCGATACTCGACCCATCATTGAGGCAGGGCGCGCACAAGGACAAATGTTTGCCAACATGGGCAAGCAGATTGGGGGCATGATCGAGCAGTATGGATTGAATAAGGAGAAGCGCGCAGAACTTACAGACCAAATTGAAAGTGCCATAAAGTTTAATCCTGAGTACCTAACTCGCATGACATCAACAGGGGATGAGGTAGCAGATAAGAAAGCACAAAATACATTGGATAAACTTGCTAAAGGTGATTTAAATCTAACTGAATTAAAAGGTTTAGCAGGTGACCTTGCAATGATGGAGAAAGTGGATTTAAAAGCAGAAAAAGAAGAAGATCGAAAAATTGCAAACTTGTATAAAACTACACTTACAAAACAAGTAGAACAATCAACTGCTAGTAAAAAACTTATAGATAGTCTAAAACAGAAAGAAGTGGAAAACGAAGCTCTTTTAAGGCAATCGTATGTGACACAAGGTAAAAATCTTGCAGAGCGCCTAAAAAACGCACCAAGTCAAAAAGAAGCTAGGAAAATATTTAGTAATTTCGATCCAA